CTAAGAGCCAATTGTTATTGAGCTGTTGCATTAATTTGATCCCGAGAGAGTCCACACCGCACCGGCGGTACACGACTTTCATGACCTCGTCGCTCCAAAGCCCGCGTAGGGCGTCGAACTGGGTAAAGTCATTCTCAAACCCAATGAGTGCGTCATGCCGCAACCGTCGTATCTCCTGGTCAAACTCGTTGAAAGTCTTGCCATAACAGAAAGAGAAACCCGGCTTCAAGCTGCTGGTGACGATCTTCTCAGCGCAGCGGACCCAGGCCGCAGCCAGCATGTTCACCGCTGGTGGTTGTGCAGAAATGCCCTGGCCGCCCTTGCTGAAACCGAAGGGAGCGTAGCGTATGCCGGCGTCGTGGTGAAGATCGGCTTTCGTCTGCTTTTTGGGGAAATGGTCGATCTTCCTCGATTTCTCATAGAACTTTGTGTCATAACAATCAAACAAATGGGACATGGATCGGGTGACGCACTTCTCAATGTACTCAGCGTGAGAGGCGACGACCTCATCTATTGCAGCTGGTCGCGGGGTGAATAAGGTGTCGATCTCAGCGATGCAGGCTGCCTGCAGCCAGGCAGAAGTCATTCGCGGGAGTTTGACAGGCCGACCGTATCTGGTGACGGCGGTGTGTATGGAAGGTGTCATGTCTTTGCCATTGTACTCCCGGCCCCTGTTAGATAACGGCAGCCGGTATTTCAAAGACTCGGCGGCGTGGCCCAGCAGCCTGCGTCCCTGGTGGATCTTGAGCGTCTTTTCTGGCATTGGGATGGTGTGGTAAGCATTGTGGGAATGTGTGCTGAACACGGTTTGTCGGACAGGAGCTATAGCTTGCATGCACATCTCCACGAGAGCCGCGTCCGACGATGCTTGGACCTGTTTCCAACTGGTCGCCTTCCCACCCTTGTGTCTATTCTGGGCTGAAAAGGGGGCTCGGTTGAGCTCTTGGACCTCAGGAACCTCTCGAACTTCTGCAGCTATCATGTAATCAAACTTTGGAGGACCAAGAGCGGCCACCACGGCGTCAAGCTCACCGGGCCAGAAGAATGTTCTGCCGGAGGCGTTCAGAGGCTCCTCAAGAGTGCCAGCGTAATCAGCATCGGCCCGGTGTTTGACTCTAGCCACTTTCTCGCATGGCACGCGTCGACTGTCTTCAACCGCTAAAGCCCAGTCGCTGCACTCCCCGTGTTCCTCCAAGGCCCTTTTGGGGCTTTTCCCTTTGGAGACAGTTGGTGATACTGGGCCAGCTGATGCTTGGTGCCCTTTCTCTTGTCTCTCTTCGCCAGCGAGCTGCTTGCCGCGGAGTACACTTCCTGCGGCCTTGCCGGTTCTGGTGGCTTGGCCTCCAGGCTCGCTAGCCGAAAATCCGGGAGGCCACGGTGTCTGACATCAGTGAGCTGGTAGTACACCCCCAGCTGCTGGAACTGCAAGGTGCCCAGTGTGGGGTGCTTCTCAGAATAAGGGTCGCCCCCCATGCCTCCAGCAGTGCCGCGCTGGCAAATGTGTTTGAAACGGGGCCAATAAATCCCTTCTATCATTTCCCTTGAGCAGTAGATGGTGGTCGAGACGGTGGCACGCGTGAGGGCAACCAGAAGCAATTCCGGGGCGCCATGAATTAAGTGGGTGGCAGAGTTCTCAATGTGCAAATTCAGGTGCTTGACTCGTGTGCCCTGAACTTTGGCTGCCGTTGTCCACTTTGGGTTGGCATTCTCGCTCCGGGTGGTGAAGCAGACCACTTCCTGGTCCTTCGGAGGCTCTTTCGAGGACCAATTGACGGAGTGGACAACTTTGCTGGCCGTCCTAATGTTGTAACCACGAGTGCCGCTCAGATAGGCGGCCACATCAGCCGGAACACTATAACTGGTGGCGAGTCTGGGCAACCGGCCGATAATTTCTGACGGAACCGCAGGTGGCTTCTTCTCAGCCCCTGGGCCCCCCTGCATCGGGTCCCCAACTATCCACAGATCGCTGGTAAGTGAGGCAGCATACCTGAGGACAGAAACGTCCATCTTGAACACTTCGTCGAGGAGTATTTGATCATACTGTTTGACGGGGGCGGCCATGAATGTGAAGCAGGTGTAGGCCTTGAACCCCTTGGCCTTATATTCACGGCTGAGCCGTTTGAAAGGTGTGACCACAACAGCTTTCTTGTTGATATGCTTGAGTATGTTGGTCGTCTTTCCACTGCCAGCCACTCCCAGGTATCCCTTAACGGTGCCCTCGAAGGGTAGAGATCTCTGCTGTAAATTCTTGGCAGCTGTCTTGTGCATTTCCTTGAAGTTATCTTCTGTGCAAGTGTCAAGTTCAATTCGTAGTGCGTGCTCGCATTTCATGGCGACCACAGGTTCAATCTTCCAGCTAGTTTCGCCCGGGTTCGGGACCGGAAGTGGTTTACGCACGTCATTCAGCACGCAAGCTGGACAGCCTTCCATGGGTCCAAGACGCCGGGGTGGAGTCTCTTCGGGCTGCTTCTCGACCAGGCTTGTGCGGAGAGACATGAGCAGGTGCCCAAGCACGTTCCTCCCGCTGCCTGAATTGCCAAGGCCCCAAAACTCATCGCTGGTGGCCTCGGCCAAAACGGCCGAGCCGGTGTTGATCAAGTCAGAAGCGAGCTTTGCGTCAGAAAACTTCTCGGCCAGGAGTGCACGCATGACGTTGACGTTGACTCTATTCCACT